GAAGAAAGCTCGGTACAAGTAATAGAATTAGACGTTACTTATACGTATGCTAATGGCTCAATTGGATATACAACAATAATAATAGCTCAAGAATGATATTACAGATATTAGAACTTTTAAAAACCGATGATTTCTTTAATGTAAGTGAGATTGTCGACATAGCTAAAGGAAAACACGAATACACTTCGAACCTAAAAAAGATTTATAAACAGCAGAAACGAAAGTACAATGGCAGAAAAAAGAACGATTGAGTTAGAAATACAAGACAATAGTCAAACACTCAAACAACAATATAAAGAGGCTGTTCAGGAATTACAAAAAGTTTCCGCTCAATACGGCGAAACATCTGAACAAGCTGTAAAAGCCGCAAAAGCTGCTGCGGAATTAAAAGACCAAATCGGATTCTCAAAAGATTTAGTAGATTCATTTAACCCTGATGCTAAATTCAGTGCGTTGACACGTTCTATTGGCGGTGTTTTAGATGGTTTTCAAGCGTTTGAAGGTGCTTTAGGGCTTGTTGGTGTTGAGGGTGAGGCAGTACAAGAAACCTTACTTAAGGTTCAATCTGCTATGGCTGTTTCTCAAGGTGTTCAGGGTTTAATGGAGGCTAAAGATTCTTTTAAACAATTAGGAACGGTAGCTGCAAATGCATTAAAAGGAATTAGAACTGGATTAGCGGCAACTGGTATAGGAATATTTTTAGTAGCATTAGGCACTGTAGTCGCTTATTGGGATGAAATTAAAGAGGCTGTAAGTGGTGTAAGCGCTGAACAAAAAGCGTTAAATGAAAGAACTCAAAAAGATTTAATAGCAGCTGAAGCTAAAGTAGACGCATTAAATAAACAAGATAACATTTTAAAGCTTCAGGGTAAAACTGAAAGGCAAATACTACAATACAAAATAACGGAATTAGATACCGCTATTAAAATTGCAGAAACTAATTTAACAAATGCAAAAGCAACTGCTAAAGCTCAATTTGAAACAGCGAAAAGAAATAGAGATATTTTAGTTGGTATTTTAGATTTCTTAAATGCGCCAATAAAAAGAATATTAGAGACTGTTGATAAAATAGCCAAGTTTGCAGGTCAAGATACTGGACTATCTAAATGGTTCGAAACTTTAGAAAAAGCAGGTAAAAAGCAAATTGATATGTTTATGTTAGGCGATAGCATTGAAGAAGGGTTAGCGTCTATTAAAACTGCTGAAGACAAATTAGTAGAATTAAAAAACACACAGGCTGGTTATGTTTTAGCAATTCAACAAATTGACAAACAAGCGCACGAAAAAGTTATCAATGATTCTAAGAAACAAGGAAAAGAAATAATTGATTTAGAAAAACAAATTCAAGATGAAAAGCTAAAACTTGTAGAAGATGAGAATGCAAAGGCTCAAATGTTGGCTATTGCGGCTGCTGAAGAACGAATTAAAGAAGTAGAAAAAACAACTGCTGATGAAAAGCAAAAAGCTGAATTAATTAAATTGATTAGAGAAAATCTAAATAATGAACTTGACGCTTTAGATGAAGAATATTATGCGAAACAAAATGCTGCAAAGGCGGAAGCTGATAAATTAAGAATTGAACAAGAAAACGCGTATTTAGATCAAATAGAACAAATACAGGAATTAAACTTTCAAAATAGTTTAACTGAACAACAAAGAGAATTACAAGCTGTAAATGATAAATATTTTGCGTTAGAAACGGCAGCGCAAGGCAATGCCGAACAAATGGCAATTATTGAAGAAGCAAAGAATGCAGAAATAGATAAAATAAATGCAACTTACGAACAAAAAGAAGCCGAACGCAGAAAGAAAAATAGAGATTTTGCGATTGAAATGGCTTTATCAAGTTTAAGTACAATTTCTAATTTAACAGAATTATTTGGTAAGAAAAATGAGAAAGCTGCTAAACGTGCATTTCAAGTTAACAAGGCTGCTCAATTAGCAAGTGCTGTTATATCAACTTATCAAAGTGCTACGAGTGCCTATGCTTCGCAATTTGTTCCGCCAGACCCAACTTCTCCAGTGCGTGGTGCTATTGCCGCAGGTGTTGCTGTAGCAGCAGGATTAGCGAACGTAGCTAAAATTGCTTCTCAAAAGTTTGAAGGCGGTGGTTCTTCAGGCGGTGGTGGTGGTTCATCTGCTGGTTCAGGTGGTGGCGGTGGTCAAATGGCTGCACCTCAATTTAATACTATTGGAACAAGCGGAATCAATCAATTAGCAACATTACAACAACAGCCAACAAAGGCGTATGTAGTTAGTGGTGAGGTTACTTCGGCTCAAAGTTTAGATAGAAATAGGTTACAAAACGCAACATTATAAGTTAGATAGTTATGGCAAAGATGGAAATTATAGAACTGCTTATTGATGAGAATAAAATCGAAAGCGGTATCAATGCGGTTTCAGTTGTTGAAAGTCCTGCAATAGAAGAAAACTTTGTAGCCTTAAAAAAACACGAAGTAGAACTTAAAGAAGTTGACGGTGAGAAACGTATCTTAATGGGTGCGGCTTTAGTTCCTAACAAACAGATTTATCGTAAAAACGGAGATAAAGAGTTTTACATTTATTTCAGTGAGGAAACTGTCCGCAAAGCATCGGAGTTATTCTTAATGAGAGCAAACCAAAATAACGCAACGTTAGAACATGAAAAGAAAATGTTAGACGGAATGAGTGTTGTTGAAAGCTGGATTATTGAAGATGAAAAGACGGATAAAAGCCGATTATATAACTTTAATTTACCAAAAGGAACTTGGATGATTTCAATGAAAGTAAACAACGATGATATTTGGAATAAGGTAAAAGCAGGCGAAGTAAAAGGGTTTTCAATTGAAGGTTACTTTGTAGATAAATACGAAATGAGTTTACAAGAAACCGAAGAACAAGAAATAATTGAAAAATTAAAAGACTTAATAAATAAATATGAAAACAATGAATAACATTTTAAAAATGATTTCAAAGATGGAATCAAACGCTAACGAGGTTAAGTTAGCACAGCATGAAGTAGAATTAGGAGTAATTCAAGATGCAATAAAAATTGTTGATAATGCAGATAAAAGTTTTAATGATGCTTTTTTATTAGTGTCAAGTGCAAGACAAAAAGCAATTCCAATTATTAAAAATTCTATTACTGAAGCAAATAAATTTTTGAATCAATTAGCCGAAATTAAAAAAACAGCAAAAGAATTAGGGATTGATTTACCTCAAGAATATTTAAAAACGGAACAAAGAGCAGGAACATTAATTGGAGAAGCTCAAGACATAATAGACTGGTTAAATAAATATTAAACAAATAATAATGGGAACATTAAGTAAAGTAAGCCCACGAGGTGGCAAAAGAGGTTGTCTATGTAAAGACGGAAAATACCGAAAAGAATGTTGCGATGGAAGTTTAGAAGCTCAAGGAATCGGTAAAACTACAGGCACAGGAACAGACGTAGTAAATATAACCGATAACAACGGAGTAAGAACTATCGTTCGTCAAAACGGATAAAAAAGGAACAAGTATAAATTCAAAAGTTAATAAGTTATGAATACACTAAAAACAGTTTACGGAAAACTATTCAAAGAAGAAACTAAGTTGGCTTCACACGAAGTTTATTTAGGTGCTTTACAAGAAATTGAAAAAGATTTAATAACTGCAAGTGCAGGCGCAATTAAAGCAATAGATATGGCTAAAGCAGCGATAAAACCTGCTCAAACCTCTTTACAATTAAATAAAGAATTACTTGGTAAACTTCAAAACTTTACAAAACAAATCAGGGATTTAGGAATATTAGCCCCTCAAAAAGAAGTTGAAACAGGAATTACGCAGGTAAAAGAAAACATACAAGCAATTCAAAACCTAATAACTAATTTGCAATCTCTTTAATATAAATAAAAATGAAAAATAGCCTAATAAACCAAATCAAAACTTTACTCGGAATGGAAGTAAAACTTGAACAAATGAAATTAATGGATGGAGTAACAGTTTTAGAAGCTGATAGCTTTGAAGCAGGTAACGAAGTATTTATCGTAACGGAAGACGAACAAAAAATTCCTTTGCCAGTAGGTGAATATGAGTTTGAAGACGGTCGTCTTTTAATCGTAATTGAAGAGGGTGTTATTTCTGAAGTTAAAGAAAAAGAAGAAGAAGTTGAAGAGCCTGAAACGGAAGTTGAAGTTGAAACCGAAAAAAAGGAAGAAATGGAAACTGAAAAACCAACTGCTAAGAAAACTATCGAATCAGTAGTTAAAGAAACTTTCTTTTCTGAAATTGAAAAACTAAAAGAAGAAAACGAAACTTTAAAAGCTGAACTAAGCAAATTAAAAGAGGTTAAAGAAGAAGTAACACTTTCATCTGATGAGGAAGTTAAACCAATTTCTTTCAACCCTGAAAACGAAAACAAAGTTGAGACTGTAAGAATCGCGTCTAAAAGAGAGCGTTCAATTATGGATTCAATCTTAGAAAAACTAAACAAGTAATTATTAATATTTAAATAAAAAACAAATGCCAACAACAACTTCAATTACAACTACTTACGCTGGTGAATTCGCAGGTAAGTATATTGCGGCGGCTTTATTGTCGTCTCCAACATTAGAAAAAGGCGGAATTACTATCATGCCTAACGTTAAGTACAAGCAAGTTATCAAAAGAGTAGCTACTGACGGAATCGTTAAAAACGCTACTTGTGATTTTGACCCAACTTCGACTTTGACTTTAACAGAGCGAGTTCTTCAACCTGAGTATTTCCAAGTTAACCTACAATTATGTAAGTCTGACTTCCGTTCAGATTGGGACGCTATCCAAATGGGTTACTCTGCGTTTGACGTACTTCCTAAGTCTTTTGCTGACTTCTTAATCGCACACGCTGCTGAGAAAGTTGCTCAACAAATGGAATTAGTTATATGGGATGGTAACAACGCTTCTGCTGGTGAGTTTTCAGGAATCATGCGTCAATTAGACGTAGACGCTTCTTTACCTGCAGGACAAAAAATCGCTGGAACTTCTATTACAGCTGCTAACGTTATCGCTGAGTTAGGTTCAATGATTGACGCTTTACCTGCTGCATTGTACGGAAAAGAAGATTTGACTCTTTATGTTTCTTCTAATGTTTATAGAGCTTATATCCGTGCTTTAGGTGGTTTTGCTGCTTCAGGTGTAGGTGCTAACGGTTATGATAACAAAGGAACTAACCAAGTATTGAATGACATCTATTTTGATGGTGTTAAAGTATTCTTAGCTCCAGGTCTTGCTAATAACACAGCGTTACTTGCTCAAAAATCTAACTTGTATTTTGCAACTGGATTGATGAACGATATGAACGAGGTTAAAGTATTAGATATGGCTGACCTTGACGGTTCTCAAAACGTACGTGTTATCATGCGTTTTTCAGCTGATGCTAAGTATGGTTTTGCTTCTGACGTTGTAACTTACGGAATATAATCTAACAACAATTATAACGAGGGTGGTGAAATATACGCCACCCTTTTTTGTTTAACATTAAAAAAATAATAAAATGAGCTGCGACATAGCAAACGGAAGATTAGAAGCCTGTAAAGACGCGATTTCAGGACTTTTAAACATTTACTTCATTAACTACGGAGATTTGAATACATTACAATCAAGTGTAACATTTGATGGTGATGACCAAATTACTGAATGGATTACTGCAACACAAATTTCACTTTACAAATATGAATTGAAAGGTGCAAATGGTTTTGAGCAAACTATCCAAACTTCAAGAGACAACGGAACTACTTTCTT